TGCATTACCGTGGGCATGAAAGCGTCGATAACTTCACCAAAGACAGAAGCCATGCCACGAAAGGAATTCTCAGGTAGCAAGCCCAAGTCCATTAGATCGTCACCACCGTTGGCCTCTCCGGCTAATGGCATAAAGGGCACGGTCAATACTTCCCACTTATCGCGAGAGGTATCTTTGCGTTTAAAAGTCATAACATTCTCCGGGAGGATTGGGATTGACAGTGGTATACCAGGACGAGGGGAAATCCTCATTCATGACTGCCAACCCCAGAGGGTTTCTAGGAGACAGTCACAAGGGGCTCAACAGTCATCTGGGCTTCGTGAGTTCCAGCGCGGGCGACGGCTAAGGCATCATCATAAGTGACTACATAACGGAGAACTAAAGCAGTGTTAACAGCAGCGCCAATGGTGGAATCAGCAGCAACAGACTTGAAGGTCATAACCCCCAGGGCTGTCCCAGTATGGTTATTCGAAGCTACTCCAGCCGTGATTACCGATTGGGCCAAGCGAGAGTTCAAGGAAGCATTAGTATCGCCACGATACAGAGTAAACAGAACATCAGTCCCGGCGTCTGTAAGGTCTACGGGAGTAACGCCATCTTCTTGGAGAATGGTAGTCGAGTAAGTGAAGGTCTCAGCGTTTTGTACACGAGCGCCTAAAATGGTACGAGTGGCCATGATTATTCGTCCTTTCCAGTAGCAGTTGCTACAATGGTTTCTTGGGTATGCTGGGTATCCGAAACAACAATGGAGGTCATTTTAGTCTCGCCCACACTTTGGTTACGAGGTTGACCAGAAGCGACAGCAACTTCATTAATGAAGGTCATTGTCTTCCTTTCTTGCGAGGGCTTTGGCGTTTTGAAGGGCAGTCTGAATCTCATCGACCGAACGGCCATCAAGTTCCAAGGCTACTACTACTTCAAACCACGATTGAATAACGTCGATATCTTCGCCGATAGCTAACGTGAAGAGAGTGACGGCGTTCTCAATTGTCTTGATTTCGCTCATCGCCCTGTCAATAAGGTTAAGGATCGCTCCGGCTACATTGCCCGGAAAGAAGTCAAGCATCAAGTCCTGGGCATCCTGATCGCCACTCATGGCCGCTTGTACGACCGCTATATGGTCCAACAGTTCAGCCGATGTGGGGCTTAATTCTGCCGCTTCTTTGGCCGCTTGACATTCCTTGCAGGCAAAGACTTCGTGGGCAGTACAGTCGCCAGTCTCAGGATTCCAGGAACGCTGAACGATAGTTACATCCTCGCGAGGATTCTTGGAGGGATCGTCCTTGCCTCTAAGGGGAGGAGAAGGATCGCCAACTCCAGCAGTCTTAGTGGGGTCTTGGGACTCTACAATTTCTTCTTGAACTAAGTCGGAAACAACGTCGCCAGTGAGATCAGCAAATTGAGTAGCTTGCGACAGAGGCACATACACTTGCGAAGTTCCAAGTAGTACGGAATCGCCATTGTGTGTACTTGGGTCCATATCCACGAGCTTGAGAGCGTCATCCCGAGTAAGCAATCCTCTGCGCCATCCCTCAAGGGAGAAACTACGGAGTTCATCTTGAGAAGCTTGCAGACCAGCGACCTTGGAGAGGTCAAATTGGATAGCCCGATCCATGCCAAACTCTTTTTGAGCCAGCATGCGAGTGAAGCGACGTTCTAGCCTGGTGTACATGGGACTGAGAGTTTCTTGCCAGAAGCCGCGACGTGACTCTTTAAAGTTGGAGAAGGTCGAGCGTTCTAATCCGGCATTGGTCCCGAGTAGAATGGGAGGAACGCCAAACACCATGGCAATACGAGTCTCGGTCTGGTTGAAGATTGGGTTGAGGTCCATGTCTCTAAGGCCAGTCGAGAGTGGTTCGAATTTGACGCCTTGGTCCATGACCGGTATTTTGTGCCAGCCTTCTTTACCTTGGAACTGTTGCTGCCACTTTAACTTCATGGCGTCACGGTCATTGTCCTGAATTCTTCCCGCTACTGAGAGCATCCCAGAAGGTACGCCCTTATTAAGGAAGTAAGCCCGGAGAAAATCAACGGACTGATCGTCAATATCACCAAGGCGAGATAACACAAACAGAGGAGACAAACCCCAAAACTCGTCGAGTGCGTCTGGCAATCTAAATTGGATAATATCATTGGCTGGGATTTTGATTTTTTCACCATTGGACTCCGCAAAGAAGTTAATGATGCGCTTTCCCGTGGGAGCTTTTACAGGTACCATGCTCATGACGTCAGGGCGAATAAGCTCCATCTGAACTGGGATGCCTGCTCCCGAGCGGATAAGATGTACGAAAGCGTTGCCTGTAGTATAAAGATGGATGATCAATTGCTCAAGAAACTCAAAGCGATCCTGGGCCTCATTAGGGTTCCGTATTAAACTCTGTAAGGGATCGTTTGGGGAGGAAGGCATGAAAACATTGTTGTCGTCTATGCTTCCTGCCTGAAAATCTGGGTCCGAAGCTGAACCGGACAGAAGTCGCACTGCCGAATAAACGATAGCATTCTTCCGGTAGAATCGCGTAACAAGGCCGTTGAAGTCCAGAGGATTTGGAAGTTGCGCCCCCTCCTGATGGAAAGGTAGCAGCTTCGTAAAGATCGAGCCTTGAGTGAGGGTAGTTCCCTGCGCCCACTGCTCAGCCATAGTGCCAAGCGATGGAGTTTCGGGAGTTGGCATCCCATAGCGGTCCAAAATCATACCCTACTCCTGTGATTAAATAGAGGGCGCGTAAGAAATTCCCCAATGGGCTAAAGACAGGGACATGCATATATCGTCGTGAAGCCCCTGAGGAGCTGCGTATTGTGGCCAGCCCTGTTTGGTAAGGTTCATCTCAAGCGACTCAAGTTCGTCGATCATAACCTCATCCAAGGGAATCTTAAAGTTCTCAGTTTCGAATCCCACAGCAAGAAGCTCTACAATCTCCCGTTTAGTCGAACGATTCATGTCGAAAGGTTCTACAGGGAGTCCGTCCCGAATAAGTTGATCGCAGAGCGGCATCCCCATGGCGTTTGACTCGGCAATGATACGTTGGAATCCCCAAATAGCATGAAGCTCACGAATGCGGTCAAGTTGTTCAGGATACGGTATAGCGTTGAAACGGTCATAATAAACACACTCTCTAGAGGCTGCGTCAAGAACTGTGAGGACAGTGTAGTCGTTTGTTTTCCCCCAGTCGAGTCCAGCAAGATATATTCTTCCGAAGTCTGGTTCGTTATACCATGGAGCAGTTGCACATTCCACGATGTTCTTGAAAACTTGGCCTCTACCCGCGATGATTGCAGCTTCGAGTTCTTGCTGTTGCATCATTAAAGGCATGGAAGCGGAAATGTCGTCGTAAACTTCCCGCGAGATGTACGGATTGTCTAAGGTTCGAAAGTGTCTTTGATTCCATCCTGGCTGTGTTTTTGCCCATCGCCATAGTTTTGTAGCCCAATTATTGCCTTTTGGGACTCCAATAAAGCAAACCCAGCCGTTGGTTGTGAGTAACGTCGGAGCCAACTGTTCAGCCCAAACTGATTCCCGAGCCATGCTAAACTCGTCAAATATAATTCCGTTAACAGCAGCTCCAGCGAGCGATTCAGGATTTTCCGCTGTTCGCATTTGGATAGTTGCCCCATTGGGAAACCTCAGTTCTTTGTCGATCATGCTGCGCCATTCCTGGTAAGGAAGTTTGCAGGCAGTTAAGATTCCCTGGTGGTATTCCCTGAGTTCGCGCCAGGCATGTTGCATTGAAGCAGCTCGCCATGAAAGCCCTACCCACCAGTACAATCCTGGTCCGTTAAGGGCTCCTTTTAAGATTCGTTGACAGCCAGCGTGAGTTTTTCAACCCCACCTCCTGCCAGCGAAACACACATCATTCTGCTGAGAAAGAATGAGTGACATCTGGCCGGACGAGTGTGGCGGTATCAATTGATAAGTTGCCACTGATCTCTCCGTTCATGTTGGCATGCGAATTGCATGTATAAGTTGCTAAGGAGGTGTAATATGCACCAGTTTTGGGATAGAGTCGATAAATCCGGCGAGTGCTGGATGTGGAAATTAGGTTTAGACAAAGATGGATACGCC